ACCCTTAGGTAGCTGTATGTTAATTAAAAGACTAGTCTGCCATCTTACTCTTACCCATTCTTGTTCTTCCTTATGACGGTAACCATACCAAACAAAATCTAGTTCAGCCATCGTCATATCCCAAAACAAATGGGGAAGCACTTGGCACTCCCCCATTGTATATCTTTCAATATCAATCCACTCTAATTTTTTTTTACCGCATCTTTATTTGCTTTCTTAGTAGTCTTTTCTTCTATTCCACTATTTAAGCTTTCTGTCAACGCAGCCATTACTTCCTGGAACTTTTTACCTCCTATTCCACCCATGTCATCAATCCAATCACAGATATCTAAATCAGTAAAGCTTGGCGTTATTCCTTCTTTATATAAAGGATATTCTGCTGCTGCTCTTAATAAGTTACATATAGCATCAAGTGATTTATCACCACTTAAAGCATCTCCTATATCAGAAGGACCAATCCCTTGAAGCTGACAGAATCTTTTTAAAGACCATGTACAAAACCTCATAGGTATCTTAGTCCCATCGCTTAGGGATAGTTCGTAATGTCCTCTCATATTATGGTGTTTTTGGTGTTATTATGCGTTAGTAGCCTGAGTCAATGCTCCTGTTCCTGTAAAAGAAACTGAATATGTTGCTGGAGATTCCATATCAGCAGTAACATCTAAACTTTCTATAAATGCAAGACCAGACCAAATTAAGTCACCTACTATTGGAGTTGAACCATTAACTGTAGTAAACTTTACTGTAACCGCTGTTCTAGCAGCTAATGCAGTAAAAATATCTCCTACAACATATGATGCACCTGTTGGGTCAACTGTTGCAAGACCATCTGTAGTTAAAGACCATGACTTTAAACCACCAATTTGGTCAGCCCATCCTTGACTTGATTTAGTTGTTGAATCTGGTAAGTCAACGCTTACTGATAAAGAACATGATGTAGAGTGAGCTACTACTTCAGTTCCTACTAGAACTACTAGGTTTGTACCATTAAAAATTCCTGTTGTTGGCATTTTATTTTATTTTAATTTTTTATAATATTTGCGTTACGAAATGTTCCATTGTGATTACTCTTCTAAAGATATAAGCTTCATCTACATAGTCAAATGTAGCAAAGTTTGTACCCATATTACGAGTAACTATTTTAAAGTCAGGAGAAGCACTTGGATAATCTGGCACATTAACGCCTATGATCACTAACAATTCGTTAGCCCACTGGTCTACCGATTTCTGCCCTACTTCACCTGACTTATTGGTCTTATAAACAATATCAAACTGTATAGTGACATCAAAATTATAACTCTGCTTGTCGCTATTTTCTACCGATGTTTGACTGCTTATGATTAAGAAAGGAGGGTTAACTGTATCAGGTGCAATAGTATCGTACACACCCAAAGAGTAACTTTGTGATGCTAACTTATCTACATAAGCCTTTCTTATAGCTAAACCGCAATCTTTCATTAAGCTTCTGTTTCCTCTTTTACTTCCTCATGATTTTGCTCTTGAGCAAGTTTTGATAAGAACTGGGTTAAAGGTAAACCAAATTTAGTTGGCATCTCTTGAATAAACGCATCTAATTGTTTTACCTGCTCTTCGTTTAGTGTAATTGTCATGGTATTGATTTTGTACAAATTTAACGAAATATATTTATATCTTTATATCTTTAATCCCTTGTACCATTTTACCTATTAATTCATCTGTAGAGTTAAATAAATAAGGACCTGCGGTTCTTTGAACTTTTCTTAATCCCCTTCCTTTAAACTCTCCTGCATAAACAGTTAAGGCAGAATTATCAAAGTTTTTATAAGATAAATTTGGTTTTTTGCCTGTTCCAAATTCTACAAATGCTGCATAATTAACTAAGTGTCCTTTAGAGTTACTAACATTTGATAAACCAGCTTTGATTATAGATGAGCCATTTGATAATCTTGAAGCCCTAATTGATGATCTTAACGCATCAGTATCAACCGCAACTCTATTTTTAGCTTTATTTTCAATTTCTACAGCAGTTTCATAAATAACTTTAGATGCTTTTGTAAATAAAACCTTTGGAGAATTGTCTAATTTATTCTTAACATATTGTAAACCAATAACATTCATTTTAAATTTTGCCATTATTTAAGTGTTGAACAGCCTATTAAAAAATATCTATTGTTATCACCTTCATTAATAACTGAATTAATGTTATAAAGGTTTGATTGATAAGATATTACAAGTTTATTTGTAAATATTTTTGAAGTAGTATATCTAATTCTAAAAGTAATATCATCGCTTATATTATCTTTTCCTGCTATATCTGACCTGTCATTTGTATTCCTAGACATCTGAGCCCAACAAGTGTAATAGTCTACCAAAGTAGTTACTACACCACCAGCTCCATCAGAAGCATTAGATTGACTTTGGAAAGTAATTCTATTGCGTAGTTTACCTATCATTATAAAATAACGTTTATGCGTTTAAATGGCTTCATTAGCTCGTATGCGGTCATCAAATTAGCTGAAGGCTTAGTTGCTTCAACTGATGACTCTCTGTACTCATATAGGTCTGAAACCATCTTTAAAAGGGCAGTCTTCATTGTCTGAGGAGTCGTAGCATAACCACAAGTATAAGTAAACCTAAACTCGTTATTATAAACGCTAGTCATATATACCTTTTTTGTAGTTTCGCCAAGAACTTGATATCCACCAGCAGGTATTACTATCCAAGCTGTATTATCCCAATACTCAACTACTGATATTGAATTAGTAGGTACATAAGGAAGTTCTAAAAAGTCATCTACATAAGCTACAACTCTTAAAGTTCTAGCAGTCATTGCAACACCTGCATATTGCTCAAGTCTTGTTTGAGCTGTATTGATTAAGGTTGTAATCAAAGCATCATCTTCACTATAATCTACTCTTAGGTAATTCTTAGCTTCAGCTAAAGTAACCACTGTGGCTGAAGGTGCTACTGTGGTCGTTATATCTCTTACTATTTGCATTATGCCATTGTTTTTACAAAAATAACTAAAATATAGCGGACATAAAAAAGGAGGCAGTTTGCGGCTGCCCCCTTGTATTTTAGATTAATCTAGGATTAAGCTACGTTACCGAAATCACCATATACAAACGCACTATTGTAATAAATAGGGAATGCAATACGAGCCTCAACTCTTACAGTAATCAAGTTCTTTTGGAAGTTATCGCTATCCATTTCAGAGAATTGAACAGAGATACCTTGATTTTGCATGATTTGAGCACCCATAGCCCAGTCACCTACTAAGAACTTATCAGCAGCAATTGCTGTAGATTGGAACACTGGAATACCAGCAATAGTAAGAGTACCATCAGTTGTAACAACTGTAGAACCTGGAAGGCTATAAGCAGCGTTAGTATTCTTAGTATTCATGATAGCAGCCCAATCAGTTGGGTTAATCAAGATACCATTTGCAGAATAATCAGATGTATATACCTGTGCAATAGCTTGTACTAATTGCTCAACGTCAACTGTAGCAGCACCAGAAAAAGCAGCAGCATTAACAGTCAAACCAGTCAAGGCAGGAGCAGTACCAGTACCATTTAATAACTGAGAATCTTCAGCTAATAAATACTTCTCTAACAAACGAGCTTGTAAGAAAGAAGTCATAGCAGGAACATCATCTAACATTTGACGAGAGATTCTTACGAAACCAGCAATATACTGTGCAGGAGCATCAGTCATTGTGATATCAAAATCCATTTGTGGTTTTGCATTACCTTGAGTTTGTGGTCCTGCATCACCTTCGCCACCTGTTTCCTTAGGGAAAGTAAATAAACCTGTAGAGATAGTTCCTACTGGTAATAAACTTCTCAAATGCACTTTACGAGAAGGTAAAGCATATACTTGATTAGCATATTCTCTTTGTAAACCACCAGTTAAGTTAACTGCTTCAGTCATGTTACCTACTGCCTTAGTGTCTAAGATAAAGCCAGAACGCTTCTGCTCACCACGACCTAATTTTGCGATACTGTCAGCATTCTTATCGATTGCTTCAGCAAGGCATACGTTGAAGCCTTTTGTTTGATTTTCATTCATTGTCTTACGATTGTTTTTTGCCTCTAATTTGTCAGCAGCATCTTTTACTACTGAAATTTGAGATTTTAATTCTTCTAATTCTGATTTTAAGCCATCTACCGCTACTGCGTTATCAGCTTTTAATGTTTCGATAGCACCGTTTACTTCGGTTTTAACGCCTTCGAAAGCACTTTTGATTTCTTCTACCATTAGTTGAAAATTTTAAATGATTTTAAATAATTGTTCATCTCGATTTGCATGGAAATCATCGGGTCTTCCTCTTCTACCAATGCTTCTACTTCAGGAGATTCGAAGTCTTCATCCATAGGTTTTTGCGGTTGTTCTTCAAGGTCGACTGAGTCTTCATCTTCCATCTCAGCAAGATATTGTTGTAATTGTTTAAGTTTAAGTTCTAACAGCTCAAATGTTTCATCAGTAAAGTGACCGTTTCTTAAAGACTTGATAGTTTTACCCATCTCATCTACAAGAACAGACTTAATTTGACTCTTCACTCCTACTGTTGGTGTATTTGCGTTTGCACCCCACAATACTGAACTACCCTCAAACAATTTAATTTCATTGATTTCGTTATAGCCTGACTTTGCTTGTGACTTGATAGTCTGAAAGCCGATGCTATGTTCTGTGATATGACCTTCTTTATACAACTCATAAGTATCGTTACCTAATGTTGTATTAGGCATCTTTACTCTAGCCTTTAAACCAAATCCATCTTCCATCATCTCGAATGGTTTAGCAATTGGTTTCTCGGTTGAATGGTTAAATAAATGCCAGATTCTATTCTTGGCACTAGGTCCGTTTTCTTTAAGGGTTTTTGTGAATGCACCTGGTACAATAACATCGCCATCGCTGTCGACATTACCAAACGCAGAATAATACATTGTAATTACTCTACTACCATCCTCCATATCTACTGGAGCTCCACTTACCGCTTTCTTTTTATAAAAGTTACTCATATTTTTTATTTAAGCTATATAAACTGTGCAGCATCTACAGTTGCAGTTATTTACTGCTAACCCTGCTGCATCATGTGCATATTGCATTTCTATTAGTCCATAGTCAGGAGTGTTTACTAGGAATGGTTGATTGACAGGGATTCTTACACCTTCATTGTCAGGATTCGTTTGTCTATCTAAATCCCTGTGCCATAATCTTGGCTTACCACTCTTAGCTGGATATTCAGCAGCTATCCATTGTTTTAATACTGGAATACCTGCTAATCTCACCGCACCCATAGCACCTGCACTTAATGCCTGATGGCTTTCAGTTCTTGCTATTAATAAACTCCTTGCGTTATTTATCTTTCCATCTCTTAGAGTTTGAATTGCTAATGAATTAACTTCATTTTGTGACAATCCATTCTCTCGACCATACTTTACAACATTTGCTAATATACGAGCTATTTCGTTTTCAGTAGTATTCTCTATGCCTAACATCTTTAGTCCGCTAATCGCAGTCCAATATGATAACATAAAGATTAACCACTCATCCAAAATGTTTAAAGGATCAAGGTCAATCTCTTCCGCTTTCTTATTCTTTTCAAACATCTGTTGATATCTCATAGCAGTATAACCGCCAGTTGACTCATACAAAGTTCGTAAAATATTATTAATCTTATCTCCAGTAAAAAATCCTGCACGATTATTAGCCGCTTGTTCTACCCCTAATGCCTCAACCATTTGAGCAGCTTTATCAAAGTCAGCTTGTAAAGCCTCTTTTATTTTAGGCTGAAACTCCCTAATAGATTTCCTTGCAATCTTTTGTTGCAAAGCAAACTGCTGAGATGGTGTAAGTGCTTTAGCCATTATTCTTTTCCGTCTATAGCTTCGATCATTTTTCCAGCAATATCATAAATCTCCTTATTGTTTTGAGCTGCGAATTGTCTTATAGCAGATAAACCTCTTCTGTCAATAGTTTTAAAGTCTGATGTAAAGATATAACCATAATAACCCTTAGTATCTTTTTCAAGCTCAGGGTCTACACCAAGAAACCATAAACAGTATTTATCATATCCATTTGCTTCTATATAAGCATTTTCCATTTCTGCCGTTGGTCTTTTCCATGTATCTGGTCTTAGTATATCTCCAGAAGCTATAAGGCTATTTGCCTTAGCAATACCTTTAGAATTTGTCTTAGTTATCCTTTTTAATTCTAAAAGGTTATTAATTGTTTTTTCTAAGATGTCAAATGATTTCATAGTATTTATTTTGATGGATCGTAAGCCCAATTTTTAAGTGATATATCTCTTTTAGAAGGACAACCTTCTGATGCTGGTTTACCTTGTTCTGCTCCTTTCATTCTGCTAACAAAGCTTATAGTTCTGTTTGCATCTTCTGCATCTGCTGTAGTCCAATCTTCTTTTTTCTTAGACAATAGTCTTAAGTTTCTAGTGATAGGGCTTCTGTCAAGCGATGCTTTCTTAGAACATTCTGTATTTGACCAGGCTTCTAATTCTGAGTAACTCATGTTAACAATAGACTTGTACTTTGTAAATACTTCATCTACTTGCTCGTTCTTACTCAAAAAAAAACCTTCACTTTTTACAGGTGGCAAATTATAGTCGCTTTGTTGTTGTGCATCTCTAGGGTCTTGCAACATAGTCAACTCGTCTATAGGCAAATAACCTGCTGGAATAAATATCTCATCCATTTCAGTTCCTTCCATAGTATCATAACGCATAGCTGCTCTCTTCTCGTTTGGAGTAATCCACCAAGATTGAGAAAGGATAGCACTAAGCTCTTTCATGTCCTCTTGTAACTCAGGGAATACCGTCAAATCAAAATCGATATAGTAACCTTGACCAATTTCTGTTGAGAAGAATCTATTGAACGCATCACGAAGAGCTACTAATTCAGGAAGGACTACTTGAGTCAACATTTCCTTCTTAGCTTCCTTCATGTTGTTATAAGTCTTATTATCAGGATCATTAAACAACGCAGAGTTTACACCATACACATTACAAAGTTCTCTAAGTGTTATTTTCTCTGATTCTAGTAATTGCAAATCAACAGGGCTTAATCCCATGTTAATCCAATTTAACTTAGCACCTGCAATCAAAATCTTACCTGCATTTTTTAAGATACCTGCTTGAGTCTTTGTTCCGTACTGGTTGTAAAAATCTTCTTTTAGTTTACCAGCAGCTTCAGGACCAAAGTCATTTGATTCGTCAGCAGACAAGATACCTTTAGGTCCTTGATTCTGCAACATAGCTACTGAAGTATCTTTAGCATCGTTAGAACGCTGGATAGTTCTGTAAGCAGCCTGTAATGGCGACAAACCGTATAATTGATTACCGTTAGTGTCAAAGTAAGGGTTGAAGTATTTTAGATGGATTACGTCTTTCGCATCTAATTGATCCCATCCAACTAGCGTAAAAGAATAACCTTCAACCCCATTTATTGTACCATCAGAAGTGATAGCAACGTATTGAGATGGGAGTGTAACAAGTTCAGCTACCTTACCAGACGATAATCTATTCGCCCAAATGTAAGTATTGCCTGTAATAAGTTTATAACCAATAGCACTCTCAATAAATTCAGAGAATGATTGATATTCATTAGGTTTTTCTAATAAGGTGTTTAATTCGGAATCAGCAATCTCTGCAACTGCCTTTATACGAACTAACTCTGCTTTGGCAATGTCTGCTGTTGTAGTAGCATTGTTTAGCATAGCCTTATATCTATTTAACTCTTTTTTGTTCTTAACTTGATAAACATAGAAAGGAACAGTAGAAATAGTTTTAGAGATACGTTTGATGATAGCATATACCTCACTATTGTTTTTATAGTCAAGTACAAATTTTTGCTGGTCTAATTCTGGATAAAGTGTTCTTCCTCCAATCAATCCACCAAAATCTGAAAAGGGATTGTTAAAAGTCACCTTTGGTGCTGCCTTTTGTTTAAAAGGGTTAGCTGCCTTTAGTATGTCCGTTAAATTCACGCTATATATTATTTTTACAAAAGTAACAAATTTTTAGGCTATACAACCCACCCTCTTTTTGGTTTAGCATATTTTGTGTATATGGCATACCTCATAGAGTCCATTAAGTGATCTCGAAACTTCACAGGTTCATCAAGTGTGTTGCCATCTGTATCGGTCTTCCACTTGTAGTTTTTAATCTCATCAAGCAAATCTAACGACTCTGACTTTATGTGCAAAGGAAAAGATTTTACTTTGTTGATTCCTGCATAAACATCCTTAACAGCACTCTTTAAGTTAAATCCTGCCTTATTTACCTCCGATATGGTTTTAGGTTCAGCAGGGTCAGCAAATATCTCTGAATTTCTATCGAGACCTAGAGACCTCATCCTATCAATTAGTAACGCCGTCGACATTTTTGTATCGTAGATTAATTGGTCGACAAATAACTCGCCATCAAAGTTTTTAACCCTAACCAAGGCTGTTTGGTTGTTAAAGCCAAAGTCAAGTCCGTAAAACGTATCTCCGCCATCTGGGAAGTTCCTTCTACGCTTCCAATGCGTATAAATGGTCGCTTGTGATATTGCTCTCTCCCCTAAGCCATAAACTCGCCAATATTCATGGTCGGCTGATTTAAGCCTTTCAATCTCATCTACGATTGATTTTTCAAGAAATGGGTTGTCTTTGTAGGTAGTGATAGTAAAGTCAGCATCTTCTCTAGGAACAACCTTGTCATAAATCCAAGAGTAATAATCCGAAGGGTTATAGTCAATTACAATCTTTTCTGTGGTTCTTAATGCTAACTGCATCCAAGATTCATAGTTTACCTCATTCGCCTCGTTTATAAACAAGTAGTTTCTTTTACGACCTCTTATTTTTTGTGGTTGATCGGTAGAGACGAACTCTACGATGTTGCCTCCTAAGAAGTAGAGATTTTCTGATTTGTTGTGCTTTTCTTCTGAGTATAAGCCATATTTCGAGAGTATTTCGATAAAGTCTCTCATCACTGAGCCTTTTATGGATGGCAACGAGGATCTGCAAATGGTTAGGGTTTTTCCCTTCTCTTGTAATAATTTCACGATAAACCATGTCAATACATTGTAAGTTTTGCCAGACCTTGTTCCGCCTTGCATAACTGATATTTTTTTTTGGCTGTTTTGCAGTACTTCGAAGACGATGTTTGTGGTTACATTCATAAGACATAGGAAAAAAAATTAAAAAATTGGTTGTGTGTTTACCATTAGAAAACTTTTGGTTTTATAGGAAGGTAGGGGGGGTGTCTATCCTATTTGCTATTTTAAGGCTCATTTAAGCCCTCTAAATATAAAATGGACACATAGTACTACTCCTAGTATTAAAAGCCTTAGAATCGTCTTAAAATGCGAAATAAGGCTATT